AGCGGGAGGCCGGGCTTTTTTCCGACAATCAATCATCCGATGTGGCGCACAGAAGAAATCCATGACCAAATTCCTCCTGCTCTGCACCATCGCCTATCACAGCTTAATGCACGGCTTCGACCCGTGCACACCATACGCCCCCCTGCGTATGCCGTACAGGGCAATACAGGTTGCGGCCGATAGGTACAGCATCTCCGTCGGGCTTGCCTATGCCGTGGCGCAGGTGGAGAGTTCTATGAGGCCTGGCGTGGAGTTCAAGGGATCAATCGGGCTATTTCAAATTCGCTACGATACGTGGAGGTATTACTACCCCATGATGGATCGGAAGCGTTTGTTTGAAGCCGAATATAATGCAGATTGGGCCATGTTTATTTTAAGGCAATACTACAATCAAACTGGCAGTTGGGACAGGGCATTGCTTCGCTATAATTGCGGGTTCAAGTTCAAGAACCCGCAATATCTTCAAAAAATATATAGGTATATGCGATGCGCGGAATAATCTATAAGGCAACCAACTTGGTAAACGGGAAAATATATATTGGGAAAACGCATGAGTCTTTAAAAAGGAGACAACACCAACATTTGTATGCGGCCAAAAATGGACGCGATGACATGATTTTTCTTCGCGCTATTCGTCAATATGGGGAAGATAAATTTACTTGGGAAATCATTGATCAAAGCATGTTCCCTGATCATCTGTCTGAACTCGAAAAGTTTTATATTGCCAAGTTAAAGTGTCGCGCACCAAATGGGTATAATCTAACCGATGGTGGTGAGGGCACCCTTGGACACGTCAAATCGGAAGAGACAAGGCGGAAATTGTCGGCATCCATGAAGGGGAAAAACACGTGGAGTCGTGGGTGTAAATTATCTGAAGAGACAAAAAGGAAATTATCAGAGGTGAGAATTGGCGAGAAAAATCATTTTTATGGCTGCAAGCATTCTGAAGAAACAAAATTAAAATTATCTAAGTTTAGATTGGGTATTAGGCCATCAGATGCCGTTAGACAAAAAATGCGCGAAAACAGCCCGCACCTGTCTGGCTCGCAGCACCCCATGTGGGGTAAAAAACACACAGCTGAAGCAAGGGCCAAAATGTCCGCCGCGCAGAAAGGCAGAACCCACTCCGAAGAAACCAAGAGGCGTATAGGCGATGCGTCAAGGGGCAAAAAGCATTCACGGGAACATATTGAAAAGTGTAGATTGGCAAGATTGGGGAAAAGACTATCTGAAGAAACAAGGCAGAAGATGCGCGATTCGTTTAAAAATGCGAGACAAATAAACATGAAGGATCTAAGCACCGGAAGATTTGTTTCGCGGAATCTGCCAGTGCGTAGAGAGGCATAAATGACCATCCCCTCCCGCCGCCAGTACCGTGCGACCATCGCGGCAGCGAACCCGGCTGACGTGGCGCACTATCGCCGCGTGATGGCCGGCTATGAGGAGTACCCATACGAGGGCGAGGCATCAACCCCGCTGCGCCGCGCCCTGTGGCTGGAGAAGATCGGACAACTGGAGGAACGACCAATGACCGATTTGCGAAGATACCTTAAGGTCCGGGGGCTGACCGCCCGGCAGTTCGCCGACGAGTGCAACGAATCCAGGGCGGTGATCAAGAAGCTGAGCGCGGGGTGCTACAAGGGGGCCGCGGCCGACCGCGTGATGGCGTACATCGCGGCGCATCCCGTAGGCGGTGCGGTCGAGCTCAACGAATGGCGGCAGGCGGTGAGGCGGCTTGACGGGCTGATTGGATCTGGGAAGGTGAGGGGAATAGAAATCAGGGTGGAGGTGGGAGCGTGAGCATTGGTCCATATTGCGGTTATAGGACCGACACAAAACGTAGTTATCGACAAGAAATATACAATAGAATTTTTGGTTATTATTTCGGTCGAGGTTGTTTTTATTGGTGCAAAAACTCATATAACCGAAAAATATTTTTACTTCCATCAATAGAGGGTGAGGAGATAGATTTTATATTGGGCCATAAAATCGTCAATGTGAACGATCTAGTTATTTGTGATAAAAATCCAGCCATTGCAGCATCTATTAGCAGGAAATTTCCAGGAATTAGAGCTTATGGTGTTGACGCCGCTGCGGCATTGTGCCGCGAGATGAAACGTCAACAAAAAGATTATGGAGCATTTATGTTTATAAATCTAGACCTGTGCGGAACGGTGTGGGAGTCGGTGAGAATCGCCGCAGCAATTCACGACAAGTGCCCGGATGTTTTGTCTCATGAAAGCATAATAGCGTTCACATTTTTAAATGGCAGAGATCCGGCTGGAAGAATACCCAAAATGATATTGAATTGCGGGCTTGGGTATTACTTCAGGATAAACGCCATTATTCAGGCGTTACAATTTGGACGTTGCTGGAATGGCAAAATGTTGGAGAAGATTCACCCATATAAGGTAGGCCTTAGGGATCACGGGAAATATTTATCCCATGGAAGAATTCCATTCGGTTGGTGTATGCTTAGAATACGCAGGGATTCTCATAAAACCGCAGATGACATAAGGTGGAATCATAGCGGGGAGAGTTCTTTTCTTGTGATGGAGAAAGCAGAACGTCGGCAACATTTAGGTGTGATGCACGAAGTGAGAATACCCTAGCCCCACTTTTCCACTTATTATTGCAACAACTTCGTTGCATTACGCAACTTCTGATGCTATATCCTTGGCATGGGCGATGACGCAATCTATGTCAAACCAGGAGTCGTGTTTAAGGTATTCAACAAGTACACCTTGCAATTCTTGAACGCGCTCCTGGCCTGCGCCCATAAGTACAGCAGAACCTACACCATTACAAGCGCCCACGACGGGAAACACGCGGTGAACTCCTACCACTACAGGGATCACGCCTGGGATGTGCGTATGAACGACGTGCCGCGCTCTCATCGGTATGTGGTCGTGGATTTCCTGCGCCGAGAGTTGCCAGCATATTTCGACATCGTGCTAGAGGACTATCCCAACAATCCCGATAACGACCATCTCCACGTCGAAGCTGACCTGGCAAAAATCGCGGACGCCATGATTGAGGGGGCTGAGTGACATTCCAATGGATTTCCTGGTTTCAGCGCATCCGCAACCTGGAGCTGGCGTTATCGGTGCATGAGGATCGGCTCAATAAGGTCGATGGGCGCCTTGACGACCTCGAGGAGACGGAGAAGGGCGAGTCGTGCATCGGATTCGTGCAGGACGATGAGCCGATGGTCGTGTCCATTTCGGGAGAGTGAATATGGGAGCGTTCCTGAAGGCGAACTGGAAGTGGATCGTGGGCGGCATCGCTGTCGTCTATCTGCTCTACCTGGGCTACGGCATCACCCGCGACCTGGCTTTCCGTGCCGCCATGGGAAAGGCCAAGGCCGAGTATCAGCTTGAATTGGACCGGATGCAAGCCGACAAGACAAAGGCCCTGAAGGACAAGGATGCCCTGGCTGAGAAGGCCGGGAGGGAACGCTGCGAGATCCTGGAGCAGGCCGAGCGGGAGAAGCGCAAGAGCGATGCCGTGTTCCAGGCCATGCGCTCCGAGTCGGCCGCAGCCCTCCGCAAGCGGGATGCCAAAATCGCCGAGGTCTTGGCCGAGAAGGAGAAGGATGAGGTTGTGATCGCCGAGGCCAAGGAAACCATCACCGCCCAGGCCCAGCTCCTGATTTGCACCCTGACCGCCTGGCGCATATCGGAGACCAACCTGGAGGACGCCCACTCTCGGGCCCTGGCGGCCTCTGAGGCGCAGTTCTCCGCTTGCCAGGCATGGACGGCCAGGCTGGAGAAGAAGCTCGCTCCTAAGCCCCTGGAGAAACTTTTGCGGGGTGCCGTGGTGCTGGGTGCATTCGCGGTAGGGATGGCGCTGTGAAGGAAAATAAGGTCGCCTTCCTGGGGATGATCAAGAAGGTGGAAATCAAATCTCTAGTTTCGGGCGACAAGGCCGTCCGGGTGACCATCGACTTCGACAACCCGCCGGCTGACCTGATTGAACAGTTGAACCGGGTACAGAAACCCGACAAGCAAGTGGCCGTGGCAATCGCCGAGTTGAAGGAATAATGCCGCGAAAAGGACCACGCACCCCAGAACAAAAAATTAAGGAAAACGAGCAAGATCGCACTAGATATCAAAATAATGTGAATGGCGTCAGAGATAAAGAGTTGGCTTATGCTAAAAAGTATCGAGCATCTTTGACTGATGAACAAAAGAAGCAAATACGAGAGCGCCAAAAAATAAGATATGCGGTTAATCGACAAGACCCGGAGTGGGTGCGGAGGCAAAAGGAATATCACAGAAAATATTACGAAGCAAACAAGGATCGCGTATATGAGAAGTCGCGCAACTGGTGGAAGAAAAATCCAGAAAGGCGTCGAGATAGTGCAAGAAAATGGAGAGATAAAAATAAAGACAAAGTCAGGCAGTCTTCTTTGGCTTGGTATTATAGGAATCGGCACCATGCATATGGCTTGACCGATATCGATTATGCCGAAATGTTTGTTGGTCAAAATGGCGTTTGTGCAATCTGTGGTCGTCCACCAAAAAAAAAGAGACTATTTGTTGACCATGACCATGACTCTGGGCGGGTGAGGGGGCTATTGTGTTGGAGATGTAATACGGCCATTGGATTACTTCACGATGACACAGACACGATTAAATCAGCCATCAATTATTTAAACGGGCACAAGGTTGAGTTAAAAAATGTCGGTTAAAAAAACCATAAAAAACCGCCACCAGTTGCCGCCCGGGCCTGGTCGCCCAAAGGGATCAAAAAATAAAATACCCTCTACTATCAAGGAGGATATGCTGTGGGTTCATTGGCAACTTGGTGGGGCACAGGGGATGCTCGCCTGGGTGAGGGAAAACAAGCGCAACCTGAGAGATTTTTACAACTGGATTGCCTCCATGATCCCCAAAGACCAAGTTGTAAGGCTGGAGGAGCAGATACCCAAGACAATCGTCATTCGCCAGCCGGCCAAGCCCAACAATGAGCAGTAGGCGTTACGAGGTCGAATTACTCCCGCATCAGTCGGAGTTCTTTAACTACGTTTTCGATGACCATGTGAAGGAATCCGTCCTTGTCGGCGGCATCGGTTCAGGCAAGACATTCGCCGGCGCTTTTACTGCGGCCATGATGTCGAATGAATTTGACTGCCCGGGCCTAATCTATGCTAACACCTATGCCCAGCTGCGCGACTCCACCCTGCGCCAGGCCAGGGAGTGCTGGGAAATGCTGGGCTTCGAGGTGCGGTTGAAGGAAACAGCCAAGTACATCTACATCGACGGCCACGAGCACCACTTCCGCTCCCTCGAGAACTACGAGGACATTCGCGGTATGGAGGTTGGGTGGCTGTGGGGTGACGAGCTCGCTTTCGCCTCCAGGGACGCTTATCAGGTCGTGCTTGGCCGACTGCGCCATCCCAACGGGCCGCGCCTTGCCTTCGGGACCACCACGGGCAACGGGCGCAACTGGGTGTACGATTACTGGGTCGAGGAGCCGCACGTCAACCCCGAGCTGGCCAAGCAGCGGCGCATCATTCGGGACGTTTCATCGCTCAATAACAAGTTCCTGCCGGCTGACTACCTGACCATGATCTCCAACTCCTACTCTGGCCAGTTCGCATTGCAGGAGATCGGTGGCCAGCTTGTCAGCATGACGGGCAACGTGTTCAAGGGGCTGCATGATGGGCTGGTGGTGCCGTTCAAGTTCCCGGCCAAGAAGGCTTTCGATATCAGCATCGACTTCGGGCGCCGCCGTCCCGCCGTGCTGTTCATCACGGCCGTGGACAAGGACAAGGATATCGTGTTCGACGCCATCCTGCCCGAGGACATACTGATCGACGACCTGATCACAAAGATTATCGCTCGCGGGTATGGTGCCCCGGTGACCATTACCTGCGACCCTGCCGGCGACAGCGGGAACACGCACACCTACGAGACCGACATTTCCAAGGTCCGTGCCGCCTTCCCGAATACCACGCTGCTCTACACTCGGGACCATGCCCTGACCCGAATCGAAAGCGGCATCTCCATCCTGGACAACCGCATCTCGCGCAACCTGCTGTACTTCAGCAAGGACCTGCAGTTCAGGCGGCAGGGTGAGTATGTCAGCGTCGTGGGCGCGTTCCAGTCCATCCACTACCCGCAGACCAAGGACGGGAAGGCCATCAGCAACCAGCCCGAGAAGGACGGCATCAACGATCACCCCGTGGATGCCGCCAGGTACTACGTCATCAACAAATATCCGCCGATGCTCAGCGGCATCGTGATACCGGAACATTTCAGGAGGGGCACATGAATCTATGGGAAGGACGGAGCGCCGAGGCGGTGCTGAAATCATACCTCCAGGCCAAGAAGGAGGAGGAGGAGAAGCGGCAGCAGGCGGCCAACGATAGGCTGTCGATCTATCACGACGATTGGGAGGAGATCCTGGAGCAGATGCTCAGCGAGCAGTTCCACCCCGAGAACTACAAAAACATCCGCATCGCCAAGAACACCTCGCAGAACATCGTCAAGAAGGTGGTGAACGAAATCTCCATCCTGTACAAGGATGCCCCCGTGCGGGACTTCAATGGCAACAAGAAGCTGGAGGAGATTTACTCTGCCCTGAAGATCGACAACCTCATGCGCCAGGTGAACCGCTACGCAACGCTGCTCAATGATGTTGCCCTGCGCGTGGGGTGGGATGCTGACAAGAAGGAAGTCACGCTGAACATCCACACCCCGGCCGCGACCAGCGTCATCCAGCGGGACGATTACCCGGAGCAGGCTGGCGGTGTGTACTACCCCGTGGAGTATGTCGACGACCAGTTCAAGACCAAAAAGGATTGGGTGTTCTGGAGTGACTTCGAGCACTTCCTGTTCGACGAGAGGGGCAACGCTAAGCCGCCCTCTGAGGACAACGGCGACATGGCGAACCCATACGGCATCATCCCCTTCGTGTGGGTGCACCTGTCCGCCGTGCCCGGGCTGTTTTGGAACGGCTCGGGGGGCTCTGACCTCATAACGGGCACGAAGCTTATTGGCCTGAAGCGGACGCTGAAGGATTACTACTACAAGTGGCAGACGTTCAAGCAGCCGTGGGTGAAGGCGCCCAACGCCAAGGATCTGCCCGACAAAATGCTCACCGACCCGTCATCCCCCTGGAAGCTCTGGGGTGAGGGCGCCGACGTGGGCTTCCTCGACCTTCAGGGCGACCTTCGCCAGCTTGATGAAACCATCAAGGCCGACATGAACGCCTTCCTGAACACCTACGGGCTAAGCGTCGATATGTTCGCGGCTACGCCCGACGCCCAGAGCGGGCGGTCCCTGGAAGTCAAGAATCGGGGACTGCGCGACCTGCGCCAGGAGCAGATTCCGTTCTTCCGCAACTTCGAGACCGAGCTCTGCCGCATGATCGTCAAGGTGTTCAATACCTACAACAAGGGCGGCTTGCCCGAGGACCTGGCCGACAAGTTCGCCATCGACTTTGCCGAGATGGACGTGTTCATCGACCCCATGGAGCGGCGCAAGCAGGCGGCATGGGACTTGGAGCACGGCATCATCTCGCCGGCCGCGTTCTACAAGCAGTTCAACCCGGACGCCGGG